TTTTCTAATAACTCAGCTTTAAATGCTGTCTCTGCATCTTTTCTGGTTAAAATAGGTACCGGTTCATATCTATTAATTGAATTGTTCCATTCTCTATTTCTAGTTTCCCATTTATTAAATCTACAGAACCTATCTTCTAATGTAAAAAGAAGTTTGTGTTCTTCTGCAAACTCAATCAAATCTTGTGACAGCTGTCTTACAAAAGGGACTTTAGCATGGTAAGCAGCAAATAATGCATTGGCTTTTTGTCTAGTTAAATTTAATTCACTAGCTAATTTTATTTTACCCATACCATAGAAAAGTCCTAGGTTAATTGTTTTGGCCATGGTCCGTGATATCCGAGCCATGTCTGCAACGATCTGGTGGAAGTCTGCGCCTTCTTTGTCAAATTCTTTTTTTAGTTCTCCTGTACCGGGTAACCCTAACTTAAGAGCGTAGTGTACCACGATCCGTGGTTCTTGTTGCGAGTAATCAAAACTACCCCACACACAATCATCTTCAGGTAAAAATAATTCTCTCATCTTCTTACCTATAAAACCTCTTGATGGAATCTGTTGTAGGTTAGGATTAGACATAGAGAATCTACCAGTCACGGTTCCTCCGTCATCCGATCTAATTTGATTGATATCAGCGTGTATTCTACCTTCGTGTACAAAACCTAATAAGCCTTCAATAAAAGTATTTTTAGTTTTATCAAAGTTTCTTGCTTTAGCTATAAGTCTTAAATATTTATTTTTATGAGTAGATAAATAATCTTTAGGAAGTTGAGGTAGACCCGCTTTAGTTACCTTATAGTCATCAATATTTTGATGATCTAACAAAGCTTTAATAGAAGACGCTGCCCACATTTCTACTCTAACGTTTGTTCTTCTTGCTATATAATCTATAATATTATTTTTAGTTTTTTCTAAACGTTGACCAAATGCTTTAGCTTTTTCGACATCTATCTTAACGCCTTTAAACTTCATGTCAACTAAACAAGGAAATAATTTAGTTTCTAACTCAAATATTTTTCTGCATGTTTTAGGTTCTTTGATTCCCTTTTCATTAATTTTAACATATAATATTTCGTCCAATTTTATTTCAAATAGATTCCATAATTTTAAAGTTAAGTTAACATCTTGCTCTGCATAACCTTTTACTAATGAGTAAGGTAGCTTGTGCATGTTAGACATCGGATCTTTAATAGTTCCATTAGACCAAGCTAAAACTTGATCAGCTAAATCATATTTATACTTTGCTTCATTTAAATAATCTTTACTTATTGAGTCTAGTGAGTATCTCATTCTAGTCTCATCAATTACAGAAGCTGCAATCATTGTATCTAGTAATTCACCTTTAGGCATGTCTCCTGTAGAAGATCTAATCCAACATACATCGTACATAGCATTATGAAATACCTTACGTATGTTTTTGTTTTGAAATAGTTTTTTGTTTAAGTAGTACCATGTTTCAGCCGGATCTAAGTTGTCTGTCATAGCGTGAGCTATTGGAAAATATAAAGTTTGTTTACTTGTAGCGATTGCAATTCCTGTAACAAAACCATCTTTTCTTACTGCACCTAAACCTTTTGTCTTTAGGTTAGGATCATAAGTTTCTAAGTCAATTGCAACAATATCTATATCAGTTAAATCTAGATCTTTTAATTGTGGAACCGTACACATTATTTGTAATCCCTTTCTTTAATCATTTCTAAGTAATGTATTGCTTTATCAATATCTTCTAACTTACCCTTTGATTGATGTCTACAGATATATTTAATTGCATTACCTTCTGCAAAAAGTAATTTATTTTTATTTATAAACTCTGCCGGCTGTATTTCCATGTACATATAATGTGTACCTGAAACTTGTTTTTTATAAGCACTCATGTCTAACTCCTAGTGTTGTTGTGTATTTGCCTGGGCTCTTTGCTAAAGTCCAGTAATCAAAAATACCTCTGCTGTATGCAGTGTATTTTAATCTTAGTGAAGTAAAGTAAAAATCTTTTTTTGTAATGGTCTCATCAACAATAACATTGTCAAAGGTCAGTCCCTTAACTGTGTGTATGTTGCCATAAAAGACTTGAACCTTGTCATCAAATTTAAATCCTTTGCTTAAAACTTTTTTAATATAAATTAATTTTTCTTGTGTAACTTTAGAAGGGATTCTAACTAAATCAAAATCAGTGTACTGTTTAGTTTCTTGTTTTAATAAACCTTTGTCAATTAACTGGTCCACTGTGTAATCTTCTTTGATCCAGCCATCAAAAATTTCTTTATTAGCTTTGCCTCTGACAATTACTTTGCTACCCATGTAATCCCAAAAGTGTTTAATTTGAGTTAAACTTACAGCCATACCTTTTATAAAATCCGGCCATACCTTGTGCGCTCTTAATTCTTTCTTAGCTACGTAAGAAGTGTTATCAACATGACTAAATTCTAATCCGTGTCTAATAAAAAAATTTCTACAACGTATGTCGCTAGGTGTCCCTCTGTAAGTAAATAGAAAAGTTTCAGTTGTATTTTTAATTTTATCTAACAAAATATCTAAATTACCTGATTGCTCTAAATTTGGTAGATAATATCCATTACCTTTAATAATTTCGCCCACAGAACCCTTATTATGCCTTTCGGAGTACTTAGCGGGTGTCCACACCCTATGAGACCCATAGCGGTCCCAAATAGGCTCTATGGCCTTCCTACAGTGTTTATTAATAGCTTCACTACATCTTTTACCTTCTTTGAGCTCATCGTAAGGATTAGCTGCTAATTTGTGATATTTGTCTGCATCAGAGCCAGAGTACTCAAATAAAGTTTGATCTGCGTCTCCTACTAAATAGTAATGACCTTCTTTTACATTTTTTGCCATCTTTTCAATAGCTAATGTTTGGGGTACATTACTATCCTGACACTCATCAATAACCAATGCGTCAATGTCTGGATCTTTTACATCAGGATGTAGAAAATCTTCCACCATATCAGCATAATCACATTTGTTATTATCTTTGTGTTTTTTGTAATCTGTATAGATTTGATACAAAGTTTTAATTAATTCAATTGTGTAAGGTTTATAAGAATCTTTATTACATATTTTCCAATACTCTTCTAAAGTTTTACCATGTCCTCTTGCATCAGAAATATATCTATAGAATTTATGTTTTCTTTCTATATCTGTTTGTGGATCTAATTTAAAATACTTCTCTTGTATAATTAAATTCTTGTGATCATCTAAATCAAATTTCTCTTTGGGTAATAATCTACCTTTACAATAACTATGAATTGTAGATATTGTTTTCTTCATAGATTTTAATGTAAATCCCCTACCTTGCATTTCTGGAAGTTTAAGAACAGCTTCTTTAATTTGATTAGCTGCTACGTTTGTGTGTGATAAGATTACTATCTTCTCTGGTGGGTAATCTTCTTTTAATAATTTTTTATACAGCCCTAAAATAAAATCATGGGTTTTACCTGTTCCTGGAGGACCTGCAATAAATCTAGGCTTCAAAATCTATCTCCCCTGTTGTCTCTGTAAACTCTCCTTCATGAGTAATGTCTTTAGCATCAATCTGTGGTTTATCTATACGCCAAGATACCAATGACTTTTCTTTGTATTTACCCCTATTCTTTTTTGCTTTTAATATTCTTTGTAATTTTAAAACCAAATCAACTCTTTCAAAACTTATCTTTTGACTGTGTAAAAAATCTTCAAATCTATCTAAATTAAATTCTAAGGAGTCCTTACTTTTACTAAAGTAAGGTAACCCATAGTAAAATAATTCTTTCTTATCAGTGTAAGCTTTAGTTTGTTTAATATAATTCATAAAATATTTTTTAAATACTAATTGACCATCAGCTTCATCTTCATAGTCTTCTGATTTTTTTCTAGACTCATATTTCTGTCTCATAATAACTTCAAAGTCTTTTGGTGGCATTTCTGGAATCCAAACCGATGCCATACTTATTACTGCATCATAAAATAGTTTTTTATTTCTAAGAGTTGGACCATCTAATATTATTTCTTTAGGTGTAGGAACTCCTTGAACCACTGCATTTATTTTAACAATGTATCTGTCTTGACCATATTCCGTAATCTCTCCAATAGATTCTTCTGCAACTTCCTTACCAGTTCCATTAGATAAATTACTATCTTCTGTTGCAACCCAACTAAATAATTCTGCAATAGCTTTTGTAGAGCAACCAATTATTTCTGCTAACTTTGGTAAACCTAAATTCTTTTGTGCTTCTTTACCTGTTGTACCTTTAGATCTTCTAGACTCTTTTTCATTATCATTAGAAGCTATCGCAAGATTATAAATAAATTCATCTATATCGTGAGCACTCCATTTAGTATGTTTTAATAAAACTCCGGCAATAGCTGTGCAATAACTATCTCTCTGTCCTTGTGGTGCATATAAAATACAAAGTGCAGTAGACAAGGCAACTTTTCTTAAGTCTGCATTTAAGTCTCCAGGATATTCGTTAAATCCTCCAAACCTTTCCCATCTTACTACCTCATTTGCTTTACTGTGTTGAGATCCAGGAACAATTGTATACCTAGTTTCTCCATGTCTTATCTCACACAACATCAACCCGTGTGGTAAGTTTTGACAGTTACTATTCTTTTCAAATTCTTTTGGTAATGAAAATTGCTTAAATTTTAATTTACCTTTCCACCAGTAATGACTGTATGGATTGCTACTTCTACCAGATACACTGTCGTGTATTGAAACATATTTTTCTATAAATCTTTTTGCAAGTTCATTATCAATGTCACAATCAACGTCTTCATCTAATCTTAATGCTATCTCGCAGTGTAAATATTTCTCTTTCCATTCTTCTTTCGTAATTTTAAAATCAGGTTTATTCCAACCTTTGACAATTGGTAAACCTTTTATACAGGGTATAATAACCCTGCCTAAATCTAACCATTGATCATAAGTGGTCGGACCACTATTATTTAAATTTTCTATCATAAATTTTTTATGGGCGAGTCCAGTCTCCCTTCATCGCCCACTTCCTAGGAACTTATAAATTTATAGTTTTTTTAGGTTCTTCTTGATTTTCCGGTTTAGCTTCAACTTCTCCTGTACCAACTCTGTCAGCGAAATTTTTAGCTATCTCGTACACGCCTTTATCCTGTATAGGACCAACTTGTGATACATCCCATCCAAACCATGTTCCTTTGTCATTTGACATTTGAACAGTTTTTAGTTTGTAAATGTGGCTGAATGTTGGCGGTGTAAATAAACCATTCTTACCCTGTAGTTTGATACCCATCATCATTGAGTTCCATTTTCTACTAATTTTTAATTGAGTAGCTTTCATAGAAATCAATGCAGTTGTTGGACTATCTCCTAACAAAATTACAAAATGATTAGCTGTGTTTTCAATATAATTACCATTAGGTAATCTATCTTTGTATGATTTGTCACGAGTAGTTTTACTCATGATATCACTTTCAGCACCATGAATTGCAACTGGAGCACCCGTACTATTACCCCTATCTTGCCATTCAACTAATTGTCTCTTGTAATGAACTGGAAGTACATCCACACCTTTAGCACCGTCATAACATTGACCGCTAACTGTATTTAATATCATTCCTGGTTCAGCACCTTCGATGTATTTTGCATGTACCTTATTTACTTCTGGTGATAGTTGTCCTAACACTTTTAGAAATGGTAATGCCATATCATCTTGAGACATATTTTCTGCGCCTTGATTTGCATCAGCTTCAAACATGTTGACTGCTAATGCGCCTGCTTCTTCTTTTTTTACTACATTGTTCATGGTTATTGTTTCCTTTTGATTGTTGTTTTATTTCCAACGAATACGTTGAAAAGTTCCGTTGGCATTTCTTTACCTGCCTCTATACGCTCACGGACTAGCGCTTTCAGAGTCATGGGTTCTACCTTCAACTTTTGTGTCGGTTGGAACCCTTGACCCTTCGCAAGGTCAGCATATGATGCTGCCTTGTTATCCTCGTTACGACCAAAAGATACTGAGATCTCGTTCTTAATAATATCCCCTAGTCCATTGTTACGAAGCCAGTTAAAAGCCGATTCTTTATTTGCTTGTGTAATTGAAGCACTATAGTTCGGCTTAACATCTACCGAAGATCCATCTACAAGTTTAAGGTGGGATAGACCCATCTCAGACATCATTGTAGGGATTACCTCGCTAGATAAATAATCAAAATTCTTTTTTTTATCTTTTAAAATTTCTTCAGATGCCTCTATTTCTTTCTGTAATTGATCTAGCTTTTCAACTTGATCTGCTAGGGACTGAATATTATCAGTTTTACCTAACATAGTTTGTTTGTCTTCTTCAAAGTTAATGTTACTCATCTATCTTTCCTCTTTCATATAAGTTAATTGCAATAGGATAATATTGTCTTTCTTGTTTATCCCATTTCAATAAATTGTATTTACCGTTAGTCATGTCAGAAACTATAGAACATGCTACTCCAATAATTGCAGGATCTCCAGTTAATAATAAATGATCTTCTGATGTAAAATTTTTTAACATTTTTCTAAGTTTAAAAATTAATGGACCAGGAGAAAATATTATCTGTGAAAGTTCCGGTAATAAAAAAACAAACTCACCATATTTTGATGCGCCCATAATATTTATTTTAGGTCTACCTTCAGCAGTACCAGCAATTTCTTGAATTACGTAAACTTTATTTTCTTTCATATTGACAATATAGTTATAAATGTTATCTTGTCAAGTAGAAAGAAGAAAAATTATGAACTATAAATTTAAAACAAAACCGTTCGATCATCAAATGACTGCATTAGAAAAGTCATGGAACAAAGAAACCTTTGCCTATTTTATGGAAATGGGAACAGGTAAAACAAAAGTCTTAATTGACAATATGGCTATGCTTTATGACAAAGGCAAAATAGATGGTGCTTTAATTGTTGCACCCAAAGGTGTAATTAAAACTTGGTATGAACAAGAAATACCTACGCATTTACCAGACCACATTGAAAAACTAACTGTTTTGTGGCAAGCAAATATTACTAAATCACAACAAGATAAATTAGATTCTTTATTTGCAACTGAAGAAACATTACATATTTTAATTATGAATGTTGAATCTTTTAGTACAGAAAAAGGAAAAGACTTTGCATTTAAATTTTTAAATTCTCACAAAGCTTTGATGGCTATAGATGAGTGTACAACTATTAAAAATCCCAGTGCTAAAAGAACTAAGAATATAACCTATTTAGGAGAGAAAGCTAAATACAGAAGAATTATGACAGGTTCTCCAGTGACTAAAAATCCATTAGATTTATTTTCTCAATGTAATTTTTTAAGTCCATGGCTATTAGACTTTACTTCTTTTTATGCATTTAGAAATAGATACGCAGAAATGAAAACAATTAATGTTAGTGGTCGCTCTATACAGATAGTAAATAAATTTCAAAACTTAGGTGAGTTATCTGAAACATTAAAAGAATTTTCTTACAGAGTTCTAAAAGAAGATTGCTTGGACTTACCTCCAAAGACTTGGACTAAAAGGCATATCACATTGACTCCTGCTCAAAAACAATTGTACGAGACAATGAAAAAACAAGCCTTCGCACACATGAATGGTAAAGTTACATCTACTGTAACTGTGTTAACTCAATTGATGAGACTGCACCAAATTACTTGTGGACACTTCACAGCTGATGATGGAACGACTCAAGGTATTGCTAGTAATAGAATGAATGAGTTAATGAATGTTCTTGATGAGATAGAAGGTAAAGCAATTATCTGGGCTAACTATCAATACGACATAACTAATATAATTAAAGAAGTTAAAAAGGTCCATGGTCCGGGATCCATTGTTGATTATTATGGGCTCACGCCTCAAGATAAAAGACAAGACCACATTATAAAATTTCAGAACGATGATAATTGTAGGTTCTTGGTGGGTACACCTCATACCGGTGGATATGGTATCACGTTAACTGCCGCTAACACAGTGATCTATTATTCTAATGGGTATGATTTAGAAAAGAGATTACAATCAGAAGATAGAGCACACAGAATAGGACAGAAAAAACCAGTAACTTATGTCGACATAATCGCTGAAGATACAATCGATGATAAAATTGTAGATGCTTTAAGAAAGAAGATAAATATAGCTTCTGAAGTCTTAGGAGAAGAATTAAAGTCATGGATTTAGTAGGATATACGCGTAGGCGCGCCCAAATTTTGAAATTAGAGATCTACGGCTTTGCCTATAATAGGTTTATATTTTGTTTTACCATCTTCTCTATACGCCCATAAAAATTGTTTTCTAGGTTTGTCTTCTATATAAGAACAGTGGCACCATCCACTTGATGGCTCACCTTTTTTGTAGTGCTCGAGAATCATCTGGTCAAAGTCAAGATTTTTATATACCCAATCACAAAGTTCTGCATTATCTACAGCAGGACATTCAAAATCAACGGCTTCCGCATCACAGTGTTGACTATTAATTGAACTCCCTATTGCAACTGATAATTCAGGTGATCTATAGCAACTAGTCACAACTACAGGACCAAAATGATCTCTGACGGGTTGTAAAATATTATCACAAATTAATTTTAATTTTGCTATCTGGTCTGAGTTAGGGTTGTTATCTATGCCCTTACGGACAGCAGTGTCCGATTTAATTAATTCTTGAAGCGTAAAATTTCTACTTAGATTCACAGTAATATCCTCCCACAGCTTGTTTGTTATGAAATGCTTGTATCCAAATCTGTCCATTACCTGCAGAATAATTTGGATTCTTAACGTAGTATACTATCTTATCGTAGAGTTGAGAACAAGACATTCCTGGGGGAACAGGAATAGGTTTAAATTCGTATAAAGTACTTGAGAGTACGATTATTAAAATAAGTTTCACTTTATTTAGTTATTAACATGAATAGCATACTGGCCATACCCGCTATTAAAAATCCAACAGATGTCAATAAAATAGTTTCTATTCTACAAATCTGTTTTTCTATTGCACTAATTTTTTGATGAGTTTGTTTTTGCATAATTCTGCAAAGTTTTTCATGGTCTTCTATTTTTTGTAAAGCGTTTTTTTTCATTAAGTTCTCTGCCTTTGTGCAATTACTTTTTCACTTGGAGATAATAATGCTTCTTGAGTTGTTGTCAAGCCTGTGGTTTGATTAATTTGTGGTGCACTTGCTACTAATTTAGGCTCACCTGAATCAGGCAATGGTGGTGTAGGTAATTCACTTTGTATCCCTGTCTTAGGTGCTCCAGGAACTACTAAATCTTTAACTGCTCCAGGAATTTTTCTAATAGTTCTCTCAATAAAACCTTGTTCCAACACAGGATTTCCTTGTTGATTATAGATCAACTTGCCTTCTTCATTTGTTTGATATTTTTCTCTATCAGGGTAGTATCCTCCTTCAAATTGTTTTGTCTCTTCATTAAATGTTTCAGGGAAAAACTTAACATTACTATAAGCTGCTTTAACTTTGTCTAATTTTGATTGAGGAAATAAAAAATTTCTGTTAGCTGAATAATAAAAATCTTTATTATCATTATTAAGATTTTTCATTTGATCTTTAACAGCTTTAACTTTGTTTTCAAATCTGGGTTTAGAATAATTAACTGGAGTAAATCTACCTGACATAAGGTTATTAATTAGTGCACGAGGAGTACCTTGAGCTTTCATAATCTCAAAAATTTTACCTGTCGATAAATCTAATAGTTCTAAATCTTTCATTCTAATATACATATCTCTTTGAACTCTTAACGCTTCTTGTTGCATTTGATCAAATGTCTTAACCATATCTGTTGGAGTTTTACTTGCAAAATTTGCTACACTATAAAATTGTTCTGTCTCATCCACTGCTCTTAAGTTAGCGTTCATTGTACGTGTAAAATATCTAAGATCTTTTTTAACATCAATTCTAATGATCCGTGTTCCAGTAAACAAGGCTAGTAATTCGTCCATTAAGTTTACAGGTTTACCACCTTTAGTTAAATCTTTAGTAAGTGCATCGCCAATTTTTCCACCACTAGTAAGTATACCGGGCTTGACTCCATTTAATATGTGAGCAAATGATTTAATAAATTTATCTCCCAAGTCATCTGTTTGCGTATAAACAAATCCTCCTCCATCTTTTCTACCATTTCTTGTAGTAACATCTATAAATCTATCAAACCCTAAAGGTTCTGATACAAAAGGTTCGATCAGTGTTCTTACTGGACCGTCTTCTGCAAACATAAGATTTAATACAAACTGTTCTGTCTCTTGTGGATTTAAATCTTGAGCTCTTGCTTGAGCAATAGCTGCCTCTAAAGGTTTAGCTAAACTATCGTATGGACTGAAGTAAGAAAAATTAATAGCTGCACTCTCGCCATTCTTCCATTCTTTAACAGCAAGAAGATTTGAGTTTGCATCCCATGATGCAGCTGATGATCTTTTGTAAGCATCCCATTGAGAATCTGTACTGCCTGTAAGCAACTGAGAAATTTCTTGGAAACCGTTACCTATTGCGTAACTAGTTAAAAAAGCTCCTGTTAATCTTCTTAAACCCATTTGTCTAATAACTTCATTAGGATGAGCAGCTTCTTTTAATCCTGTGCTTATAATATTTGTTCCTGTTCTAAGGATTTCTGCAGGGAAAGATATGAAATTTCCAAAAGGAAGTTTTCTTAATTCTTGAATAACTGGGGGTACTTTACTGTAAGTTGGGTACGTGTTTCTTAAAAGATAAGCTGACCCTTCTTCTATGGCATCGTCATAAGTTTTAAGTACTCCTGTAACGGGATCGATTGAATCAAATTCTTTACCCATATATCTAAACCAACTTTTAACATCGTCTATACTTTTTAATCCTTGAGAAAGTTGTGACTTACCATACTCCCAGCCGTATTGTTTCCATAAGTTATCTCCCCCAGCATAAACTCTTGCAACTTTATCTGTAGGTGCCATCTTCATTAACCTATCAAACAAAGCATCTGTTGTATTAATAGAACCATCTTTCAATTGACTCAAGACTGATTTCATTTCTGATGCTACTACGTTTTCATCCCAGACTCCTAGTCTTACTAATTTTTCCACGTAGTTATTAAATTCTACTTCATCAATTTTATTACCACCGGCCTTAAATATATCTCTTGCTACAATTCTCATAGCGTCAGCAACACTAGCTCTGTTACCAACGTGGCCATTCATTAATGAAAAGAATGAAGCTGAAGTTACGTTTCTGACTTGTGTTTGAGGAGAGTATAATGTTTTACCTATCTGTACTCCAACTTTAAATTGTAATGCGTGTCTGTAGAAAGCCATTTGAACTAACTTATCTAATGCGTTTCCTACACCTTGAAACATTTGTACATATTCTGGAGACGTATATTTATTTAATAAATCTGATTTCATAATTCCAAGTCTTGGAACTTTAGTTATTTTTTGTGCACCAATAAACCCTGCATTAATTGCATCTTCTGCATTGTTAAATAACCAACCATTTTTTAACCCTGAGTTTGCAATGTAATCTGCAGCTCTTTTGTTAGCCATGGAGGCTATAGCTTCTGAAGTTGTGTAAGCAACAGATCCTTTTAAATTTCTTTCAGGCCCAAGTAAATTTTTAATCTCTGTAGGTAATTCTTCTCCTGTTTTTAAAAATCTAAATTTATCATTTTGTAATATTCTTGTACCAATTTCTTTTAACTGTCTTAAAGGAGACTTACCCTCTGCTTTGCCTGTTCTCAATATATCTTCTGCATGCATTCTAGCTGATTCTTTATACGCTTCTTCTGCATCTAATTTAGGAAAAGTTTTTACTGCTGATTCTCTTAAATTTTTATTTTTTTTAATTACATTATTTGCAAGATAACCTATAGCTTTGTCCATTACCCCAGCTTCAGGAACATGCTCTGGATTTGTAAAAGTTTTAAATGATCTAACTAAATATTTACCAATGTTATCAACTTCTAGATTAGACATATCTTTAATTATTTCATCTGCTTCTTTACCCTTAGGTAAAGCTTTTTTCATCTCACTCATTATTTTTTTAATGTCTAATATTAAATCTTTAGTACCCGCTTGAAGTTCTTTAGGTAAATCATTTATTTTTAATTGTCCTTTTACTACTTTATCTGCATCAGCTAAAATATTTTGTACAACTTCTTTAATTTCATCTGCGTAATATTTTTGCATTGGAGAAGAAGTTGTTGATTTATTGTATTCGTTTTCAAATTTTTTAGCTAATTGATAAGCAGTTTTTTCTAACCCTTCATAAGTTCTATCTATTTTTCTAGCTCTAGCTTTTATATATAACTGCACCGCTTCTGATACACCTTCAATGTCTTTTGGAGCTTTACCATAAGATCTAAACCAAGATAGTTTATTGTCTAATGATTTAAGACTTCTGTCTATTATTTTAGGAGAAGTTATAGATTTCAATCTCCATTTTTCAAATGGAGGTAATTGAGTTACAATTTTTCTAGACATACCTGATATAATTGCAGGTGCAATAAGTCTATTAATTGTAAAGCCTGTTGCGTTTTGTATTTCTTTAGATAATTCTTTTGCTACTGGAGCAATTGGATTTTTAATTCCTCTATAATTTTTTAATCCTAATTTAAATCTGTCCGCACCTAATAAATACTCAGCAGGTCTAACCATTATATTATTAATTGTTTTAGCTCCTAATTGAGCCGCTCCAATACCATCAACTAAAACTTTCTTACCCATTTTAATTTGAACTTTATTAGATAGTAAAGGTTTTAATCCAAATTTGTAACCTAGTTGAGTAGCCTTACCAATTAAAGGAAAACCTCCCCCAATCATTGTGCCTTCTAAACCATATTTAATTCTATTTCTAAATTCAGTCCCAGCTTTTTTTCTACCTGACAAACCCTCTGTGCTTTCTGGTTCAAAAAATAAAGATTCTCTTCCAGGTTCTGATGCTAAAAAATCTGTAATTCCTACAATCGTTGCACCTTCAAGTGATCGTGCTGCAACTTGACTTACCTTTCGAGCTTTACCTCCTTTAACAGAGTTTGCAGCTTTCCATATTTTACCTATTGCAGGTATTCTTCCTACAAGTTTTGTAACAGCTGTACCCGGTACTCCAAATTGTGTAAGGATTGAAGTTACTTCACCCCTCCATGTTTCAGGACGATTGATTAATGTTTCTTCTCTATCCATTGCTTTTTCAAAAGCAGTATACAAATCTGTTCCGGCTATAATATCTGTGCCTGCAAAAAATAATGAACCTACACTGTTTTGAAGATCCGTGACCCCTGATTGAATACCCTTGGCTATCTCATCAAGACCTGAGATGTAATCTTTTTCTTCAGTAATTGTTCTGTCATTGATTTTAAAGGTAGCATTGTATTCGTCATCTCCTGGAAGTTTTGATATAGCTTCCATCGGATCTTTGCCCGTTAACATAGTTTCAACCATTCTTTTACCTGGTTGCAACGTCTGCATTAGACTCATTACATTTTTAGGATTAGATTTTGAAAACCATTTAACAGGTTTCTTAGGTTCAGTGGTGCCGGTTAAGGCTTCTTGAATTTTCATCTTGACTTGTTCAAGATCTAAAGGTTTGGGATCCCTTACTTCTACTTCTATAGCTTCGTCGTCTTTTTTGTCTAAGAGAAATCGTTCGTAGGCAGTTGTGGCCATGTTACGCCTCCGCTGGTAATACTAAGTTAACGCTATATTTTTTATTAAATTGATCTACATCTTGTTGAGTAGAAATCATTGCAAAGTCTTCTAATGCTTCAGCACTGCTTGTCATAAGATTAATAATATCATCTGTAATTTCTTTAGGTAATCTTGCTCTTAACTGATCAAAGCTAATAGGGTTATCATTTTGTGGAGCTACTCTCTCATCAATAGTTTCTTCCATAGCCATGTTGCCTTGAGGAGTTTGCATGTCCATACCTATTTGTTCTTGCATTACATCGCCACCCATATTGTAACCCACTCTTCCACCGGAAGCAAATTGACCTAAGATTTTTTGTATCTCACCAATAACTACAGGATATAATTTTGGATCTTCTGTTCCTGTGTATAAACCTGTACCATCTATTTTATCTTGTCTTACAGCATTCTCAGCTAGACTATTATATAAATTTTGACCTGCACTAGACTTAACAAACAATTCTAATGTTGCAGCAGTGATAGGATTGTTTTTAGAAAGATTGTTTCTAGATGTTTTTAAGACATCTAATTCAATTTCAAGTTTTTGTCTTGCTTCTGGAGTAAGACTTTCATCTGTTAATTGTGATTCAATGTCATATATTTTTGGAATAATTTTTTCTAGTTGTGCTACTTTTTGTAATTCAACAGCCATTTTTGCACCGCCTTCGTTAGCTGCTCCAGCTGCTGCAATATCTATGTTACCTTCTAACATCATTTTAAATAGATCAGCTTCGGATTGAGTCTTACCCATTCTTTGTGCATCTATGTCAGCGTATAATTGTTCTGTTGGACCTTTAGCAGACGTTGCCATTGCAGATAGTAAACCTTGTGTTGGAGATGTTGATGCTAAGTTTAATCCAAACGAAGTTAGAAATCTTGACATGCCTTCACCCTTAGGTCTTTCCGGATAAGGTCTGTAAGATTCTATAACTTCAGGAGTCATCCCTTCTCTAGTGTCTTTTACTATATCTCCCATGTTGTAATTTTGTCTAGAAGATTGTAGACCAGAAGTAATACCAGAGTTCGTTGAACCCCCCATTCTAAACATTGGTCTTTTTAAAGTTCTGTTATTCATACTAACCTTTGTTATTTATAGCGCCGTAAATTCCACCAAGTGTTGATCCAATTGAAATTGCATTTTGTAATGGTGAAGGATTAGGTTCAAATTGTGATTTTGTTGCACCCGGATATCCACCCATCAATCCTGCTACTTGACCTGCGTATCTAGATAGATTTTCTTGAGGTAAGAAAGCAGCTTGTTGGTTAGCTTGTGTTGTTGCAGCTAATTCAGCTTGTGTCTGTGCTTGGTTTGCAGATCCTACTTGACCAAGAGTTGAAACATCTGATCTTTGTAATCCTGGTAACAACTGAGCTAGGCCCTGTTGATTTGAAAATTGTTGTTGTCTTTGTTGTTGAGCTTG